CTGGGCGGAGCGGGGGTGCCGAGCGTGCCGTCCCACAGCTTGATGTCGGCTGGGCTGACCTCTCCTGCCCGTAGGAAGATGTCAGGCATAGACGACCGTGATGTCTACGGTGGTGCCGCTCAGGTCAGGAGCGCCCAGCTTCCACGCGCGAACATAGTAGGTCCGACCTGCTCCCGCGCTGAACGAGTAGGCTCCGGTCGTGGCGTCGCTGGTGCCCCTGCCTTGCAGGGTGTCGGTGTCCGTGTCGAACAGGTCCACGTTGCACGCGCCGAGTACGGCCCCCGCGCTGTCCTTCGTGATGCCGCTGATGAGGACGCTCTGGCCCTGCGTGGGGGCGCGGGCGGGCATGTTGTGGGAGGGCATCCCGCGATTACGGCGTAGTCCGAGGGTGAGGGCGGGCATACCGGCCTCAGTTCAGGGGTTCGACCGTCATCTGGTGGACCTGCATCGTCTCGACCGTCGAGCCGGACCGCTTGAACTGCACGCTGATGATGCTGGCCGCAGTCAGGTCAACCGTCACCTGCGCTGCGGCAGTGGCGGGGATGAGCATGGGGGCCAGCGTCGAGGCGAGCACGCCGACGTTGAAGTCGGCCTTGCCCGTGCAGAGCAGGGCGCCGTTCGAGGAGTCGTTCAGCTTGCGGGTCGTGATGTCGAACACTGCCGTCCACGACAGGTTCGTCTGCGATGCCGACAGTGCGAGCGCACCGGACGACGCGAGGATGGTGCCGTTGGCATCCGCCCCGGTCCCGAAGTACACGTCGAAGCTGCCGTTGCCCGGAGTCAGGACGGTCGTGATACGGCCGAACAGCTTGATGCGGATGGCCTTGCCGAGGAACTGGTTGAAGTAGCCAGCGCCCAGTGCCGGGAAGGCCCCAACCGGGTACAGCGCCTTGGCCGTAGCTGCCAGCGTGACAGCCGCAACGTCGGCGGCGACGAACGGAGTTCGCGTGTCGTGATAGAAGATGCCGTCAGCCATGTTGGAAGTCTACTCCTACGGGTCGTTGTTGTCCATGGTGGAGGTCGTGCCCTTGACGGTGTACGTGCCCTGTGCCGCAAACACTTCGTCAGTCACGTCCTTCTTCCAGTAACGCACGGTGCCTGCCACGTTCCAGCAGGAGACCCATGCGACGGTGGAGGCAGGGACGTCGAAGACGACGTCACCATTCTGGGTCGCGACGCCACCCGCCGCTGCATTCCACGCGACGGCCTTGCGGGCGTACGCGGGGGACCCGCCAGTCAGTTCCCCGGTCGCCGAGTTAGCGCCTCCGGGGTCTACATTGTGGAGTGCGAGGCGCAGGGCGACCGCAGCCACAGCATCGACCATGATATTGCGTGAGGTCGTATCCCAATCGTTAGCCACGGGTTAGCTCCAACGGCCTTCCAGCCGCGTCCCGCTTGACCGTGAACGTGCGCTTGCTTTCATCACTCAGATACTCTACCACCGTAGCGACCCGCTGGCTAGTGTCCCGCTGGAACTCGGCACGGACCACGACGGGACCGGGCACGCCGCGCGGGCCACGCAGCCCGGGCTGTCCCGGCGCACCGGGCGACCCGTTGAGGCCATTGAGGCCAGCGGCCCCATCGCGGCCATCGAGCCCGTTGAGTCCGTTGATGCCATCGCGTCCATCAGCCCCGTCGCGGCCGGGAGCGCCGTCCTGCCCGGGTACACCCTGCGGCCCGGTGTCTCCCTTGTCGCCCTTCTCTCCTTTGAGTCGTTCCTCCAAATCAGCCTGCTCTTGCTCAGCCGCTTCCTCGGCCGCTTCTGCGGCGGCCTCTGCGGCGGCCAGTGCTGCGGCCTCGCGCGCCAGTCGTGCTGCACGAGCCATGCCCCACCCGTCAGGCATAGGACTCCCAGAACCACATGTGGCTCCCGTCCGTCGAGCCCGGGTCGAGCAGCGTGCCATTGACGGTCACGGTGTACGCGCTGGTACCGGCCGGGATGAATGGCCATGTCGTGGAGTTGGTGAAGGTCAGCCAGCTCCGGCGCAGCGACTCGACGCCGTTCTCCTGCACGGTGAACAGCTTGTCACGCTTGAAGCGCAGAAGGCGGTAGGACACCTTCGAGTAGTTGGACACGGTGTAGTTGACCGTGATGTCGATGACTGCCCCGCCCGAGGTCAGCGACACGGAGAAGGCGTCGGCGGTCAGCCCGGTGGCAGACACGAAGTAGGTCGTGTTCAGGTTCAGGCCGGTCCCGCCCGTCAGGGTGGTGAAGTAGACCCGGTCCCCTGCGAGCAGGCCGTGGCCGGTCAGGGTGACGAGGTCCGTCCCGGCGTTGGCCGTGACCCCGGTGTAGGCAGGGTCGGTCGTGGCGGGAATTGCAATCGTGAAGTTCGAGCCGCCAGCGGCAACCGTGATGGTCCCAGCCTGCGCGCCGACCGCCATGAGCATGTTGAGCGGAGCGTTGTAGGTGCCGCGATTGAGGAAGTTGCCAGCGAAGGTCTGGAACTTGGACGCCTCGACTCGGGTGTAGTCCACCGTGATGTTGACGGTGGCGCCACCGTTCGTGAGGCTCACGGCGAAGGCGGTAGAGGTCAGCCCGGCCGCGAGGACGTAGTAGCTGGTGTTCAGGCCGAGGCCCGTCCCGCCAGCAAGGCGCGAGAAGAAGATGCGGTCCCCGGCGACGAGGCCGTGGGCGGACGGGAACGACACAAGGTCGGTGGCCTGTGCTGCCGTGCCGTTGTTGAGCACGACGCCATCGGCGAAGGCCACGTCCTGCGGTGTGATGCCCTCGAAGGTCGGGTCACGCATCGTGAACATCCCGGACCAACTCATGGCCATGGCGTCTTCGTCCACGCCGCCGTGCTGGTCACGGTTGATGGGGGAGTGGAACCCCTTGGGCATGACGAGGGCGCGCATTTCAATTGCCCCAGTCGGGAAGTTGATATTGTCATTCGTCGGGACGCTGAAGTACAGCGGCAGGTAGCCCTTGTCGCCCGGGATTTCCCGGGCCGCGAGCGTGGGGCTCATCGTCGCCCGGAGCTGCCAGAGGATGTCGTAGCACAGGGCGCGAGTCTTGCCGTACACGGTGCCCGAGAGGCGGATGCGCCGCCCACCGAGGAAGGGGCTGCCGACGTCCATGCCGTCAGCCTCCGCGCGCTTCTCGGTGAACTGGACGATGTCAACGTCATCGGGGTCGAACTCGTCAATGACGGAGCCCGCGATGCCCTTACCCAGCCCGTCGGAGCTGTCCACCCCGGACGCGACTGCGGCGTCGTTCAGCTTGAAGTTGCGGTAGATGATGTCCCGGGTGGTGTCCATGCCTCCCCATGGTACATGAACAACCCCCCTGCCGCAATGGCAGAGGGGTTGTTTGGACCGACTAGAGGAGCGTCACTCCCCAGCTACTAGAGCTGAGACGTGTGCTCGATGCGGCGGTACCGCGCGGGCGTGACACCAGTTGCGTTGGTGCCTTCTCCCATGATGACCGCCCCGAACATCCCCTTCCAGCCAATCTGAGTGAGCTGGTGCAGAGGGTCCGTGGTCCCACCCGGCTGGGTGAGGTAGGTCTGGATGGAGCCCCAGTCACCGAAGGCGTACGCCTCCGGGCCGAAGATGACCGCGTTGAGCACGTCGTTCACGACGTTCATCGTCAGGACAGTGGTGTCCGACGTGATGTCGATGGCCGCACCGTTCAGCGTCGCGCTGAGTTTGAACACGAGGTTCGAGGTCGGCTGGACGATGAAGTAGGTGCTGCCCGCCGTCAGGCCAGCGCCACCAGTGATGGTGGCAATCTTGACGCGGTTGCCCGCGACAAGGTTGGTCGGCGCCGTGATGGTGACGTTGTCGGTCGCAGCGATGGCCGCAGCGCCGACGTTGGTGACGAGCGGCCCAAGGACCGCAGCGAACGAGACCGAAGCAGGCGACTCGATGAACCGAACCCCGGCGTACCGGCCGACCTCGCCCGTGAACAGGGCTTGGCTGCCAGCGTAACGCTGGGCGTCAATCCACCCACCCACCGCCGTATCGCTTTCGAGGTCGAAGGTCGAACCCGGGTGCACGATGGCGCGATAGGTGCCGTCCGCGAAGGTCGGGACAGCGGCTGCCTTCAGCCGGGCGACGGTCAGTTTGACCAGCGCGCCGGTAAGAGGCGAGTTGCTGTTGATGGTCGCGCGGGAAGTCCCCGACGCATACGTGACCTGCGCCCCAGCGGACAGAACCTCGGCGACCCGACGGTCGGCCGTGGCAATGGCGTTGCGCGCAATCCGGTCAGCGGCCTCGCTCAGGAGGTCGAAAGGCGACTCCATGAGGCCGATGTCCGAGAGCTTGATGACACGACCGGCCTGATTGGCAGAGAATTCCTCGTAGCCAATCGCGAGGTCTTCCGTCGTGTTCGGCGCGCCTTCATTGAGCCACGGGAGGGTGCCCGGGTTCGGCGTGCCAGCGACGACAGACATGTCGGCGATGTTGATGAACCGCATGACGTTGTTCGTGCCCTTGACGAACGACGCCTCACGGAAGTTGCCCGGAAGAATGTGCGGCAGCGGTGCGCGCAGCAGTTCCTCCAGACGCTTGTTGACCAGAGCGACAACCGTCTGGTTGAAGTTCGTAGTCGCGGTAGAGATGATGGTGCCCATGGTGGGTGGTGGTCTTTCTCCGGTCTAGCCGGGGTCTAGAGCCAGTCTGGTGTCATGGTCTTCAGTCGAGCCTTGATGTCCTCAGACGTGTCGGGCTTGACCGTAGTACCAACGGCACT